TGCAGTTCAGGATTGCGAACCGCAGAGATCTGGCTAACCGCAGAATCACCCTCGCATATCAGCAGCGTGCATTTGGTACGATCCTTGCCATTGGCATCCAGCAGCTTGGGCACCTTGGTACGCATCATCTTGCGGGCCAGTTTGGCTATGTCCGCGTCGTCACGTTTCTGTGTGCGAGCAGCACAGCGAGCATAGATAGCATCAATCCACGGTTTGTGCTGCCTTATGATGTGCTTGAAAGTGTTTTCATCCTCCAAGCTGGCTTTGATGAACTTGTCCACATTGTCGTTGATCAACCGCGTCTTGCTCTGGCTATCAAAGTTCGGAGCGTGCATGAACGTTACGTTGTAGATCAATAGGCCTTCTGCGATATCGCTGCGATTCGGGGTCAGTCCTCGGCGCTTGCTTTCACGTTCAAGCCCACGGATCAGACCCCCGTAGAACAACCTCTTGAATGTGTCAATGTGCTGTCCGCCATTGAATGCTGGGATATCATTTACCGTGGTATGCAGATACTCACCTTCCTCAGCAAACGCTGGCACCAAATAGTATGTGCTGGCGAACTTGTCCTCGGCTATGGCTATGGTAACCACATCCCTGCCACTGAGCAGGGTCTTATCTATGGTTTTCTGCACGCTGACACGCTCGCCATTGAAGGTGAACCTGATCATGGGATGATTTGCAGCTACCTCAAATACCCTGGCACGTATGAATTCCAGGGGTATGACCGCCCCAGGGAACACGCCAGGGCTCAGCTGGAATCGTGCCTCGGTGCCAGTCTTGCCTGTGCTGTTGGTAATCTTGGGTTCGCTGATATTGGTGTCAGGCAGCATCTCGCTGCCTTCTGTGAATACCTGTTGGAACCGTTTTCCATCGCGGCGTATGTCAATGGTAAATTCCTTTGAACAATTGACCACGACTGACGCACCGATCCCATTGGTACCACGCACTTCCTCACGCTGGCCAAAGTTACGCCCAGCTCGGGCCTGGGTTAGAGCCAGCGTGGCTTTGTGCATGCGCTCGTTCTCATCCCAGTCAATGGGAATGCCACGCCCGTCATCGGTGACTGAGAATGCCAACAGATTGGGATCGTAGGTGACTTCAATGCGCGAACCATGGCCGTGTCCCACCACCTCATCTAGCGCATTGTCAAACACCTCACGGAATGCACAGTAAGCCGCAGGAGTCCAGGTCATCTCCTGTGATACCAGCTGATGACCGTCCCAGTTGATAACTGGCTGGGTATGTAAGTTCCTGCTGCCCAGGTACATCTCTGTCCGCAGCCTATGATGTTGCGAATCTGTAAGCTTTACGATATCGTCGTTGGTGTTCTTCATTCCTGGCCCTGTTACGTTAGGATCACACAAGCATACTAGATTGCTTGCGGTTGTCAACTCAGGTGAGTGGGCAGCAGTTGCCTGCTGCCCACTGTATGCTTGATCATTTGTGATTGATTTCGTCTTGACAATATAGCTAGTCAATTCTAGCGTGCGGTAAACGGTGATTGACTAGCCGTAAAAGTTACCAGTCTTTGTTTACATCTTGGATATTTATGAACATGGCACGATAAATTGCACCAAACATATTTAGTCCCGCTTGACACCGATCAGTTGTAGCAGGTTTGTCATGATATTGATGAAATCCAGGTATAGATTCAATGCACCATAGATCGCACTGCGTCCTGGAGAGTCGAAACCAAACACAGCCCCATTTGAAAGGTAATCTTGTTTGATTTCCTGCGTGTCATAGGCAGTTAGGCCAGTGAAGATCAGCACAGCTATCACGCTTACCACGAAAGTCAAGGCTGAACTGGCCAAAAATATATTGACCAAACTGGCAATGATGATACCAAACAAGCCCATCATCAAAAACCCACCCATTGATGAAAGATCCTTGCGAGTGGTGTAGCCGTAAAGGCTAGCCGCGGCGAATGTTCCCGCTGTGATGAAAAACACCTGTGCAATGCTTGCCGAGGTATATCGGACAAAAATGGTACTGAGGCTGAGCCCCATTGCTGCACTAAACAACCAAAACAGGGCATTGGCAACCGGTAAGCTGAATCGATATACTCCGTAGCTCACTGCCAATACAAATGGCAAGGGCAGTAGAGCTAGCACCAACCACATTCCACCGTTTATGAGTGGCAGCAATGCCCCGCTGGCCCAATAAGCAACCAATCCAGTAAGGGCCAACGCCCCTGCCATCCGGTTGTACACGCCTAACATAAAAGCACGCAGGCCTTGGTCAATGTCAAGTGCGTTTGATCCCACTGTTGCACTGCGGTATCTGGTTTGATATTCCATAGATCCTCCATATCTGTTGGTAAAATGGGCCCGTGCTGTTTCTAGGTGGAACCCGTACCCAATGAGATTAGGCCGCTAGGGCTATCTCAAACGAAGCATTATCATTCGCTGCGTTTATGTTGTTTGAACAATTCCCTTTCGGGCGGTCGTATCTTACCGGATACCTAAAGTTGGCCTTCATGCTGCCAATCGATTCCTTTCGGGCCCCTAAATGGTGGACCCGGGGGTATTGAAACCCCGTCTTGTTCAGCTCATTTGCCTTCCGTCAAACAGTATCAATCATACTTATACAGCATGATTCTTGCAATGTCAACCGCCAAAGCCAATCTTGGCTCGAGAAGTTTCCGTAACAACGGTATCGACATCGTTGTTGAAAACTTCTGCCAGGCTCCAGGCCTTCTTGGCATGCCAATCCTGATTGGGCTGTTCAGCTGCGGTGGCTGCCGTGTCAGCCTCTTGGCTGGTCAGCTTGCGGAATTCCACAGCAGCAAAGCAGCGTCCCTTGCGTAATAGAGCTTCGTCCACTGAATTCAACTGGCTGATGTTGGTGGTGAAGATCATCTTCTTGCTGTTGATCTTGATCAATCCGTCGCTCACGTTGAGGAATTTGCTCATGATGGTGTTTTGATCGCGTTCACGGCTGGTCAACAGCAAGTCAGCATCCTCGATGATCAATGTGTCCTGTTCATCGTCCGTGAGGAAGTCGACGAAAAAACTGTCGTCATTTAGGATCTTTTCGTCATAGGTCAGCACTGCATTCAGTTGCTTCTGTGTTAGCAGGTATTTGATAAAGCTGGTCTTGCCTGTACCAGGTGGGCCGTAAAGCATCAGCACGCTGCTGTCACTGGCCAGATACTGATCAATGAAGACATCCACTCCCTGTTTGAACCAAGGATAGAACTCGTCCTTGATCACCCTGGTATGTTCAATGTAGATGCTGCGGCGGTCGATACCATGTGCGCCCATGTAATACCACGATACCCTGGCATAGGTGCTGTCGTTGAATTCATTGCGAATCACATCGGCCAGCTCATTGACATCTTCGATCATACCCCAGATATTGATATGATAGGTATTGATCAATCTGCTGTTTTCCAATGGGTCGCCGCGGCGGTTGCCTTTGGCACTGACCAGCATCAACAAACGAGATCGTTCGATAGCAAAATGGCTCGGATCAAAGAAAGTGTATGATACTGCGCCGGATCGAGCTGCTATATCTCGCAGTGTAGCAAACACCTTGGTGATTGGCACTCGAACAGCTAATTCAATCTCGCGGCTATAGATATTGTCGATATGATTGGATCCAAACCAATCTACCAGTTTGCTGTTGGTCGACGCGTCTTCCCAACCATATTCGCTGGTAGTGATCCGTATGCGTGAATAATCAACCATACCTACCTGTACCTCTTGTTTATCTTTGCAGCATACAGCCGGCCCTGCACCGTGTCAATGGTATAACTGATTAGGCGTAGAGGTCCACCGGCGCCTGATGCTGCTGGTGATGTACCAGCAGGCCTTGATCATTATAGATCTTGACTGATCCAGCATTGGCTGTGTTGGCAAATATGACGGCCGATTCCAGTGTATCAAACGTCTCTATCCATGTTTGCAGCCTGCCATTGACCCATCGGTGAGCACGTATCACATGTTTTTTGGTCATTGTGTGAAATCCTAGGAGAAATAGGCCGACCAAATGCTGATCGTACTGTCGGTGTATTTACGAAGCCTCTGTTGGTTATGCCAAACGTTGGCCTGCGGAAATCGCATGGTTCGTTTCATCTTGGCCACGATGTCATCGCTGCTGGTTGGTTCGGCAGCAAACCATTTGCTGGTCCAGGGAATTTCCCTGCTGCCTACCACTGGCACGCCTTGGCTTATGAGGTCAGCTGTCACGATATTGAACGTCTCTGAAAAGCTGACCTGCAATCCCATGTCCATTTCCGCACAGAGCTCTAGGAAATTTTCTCGTGTGCGCCATTCATGGCCTATCATTTCATGCCCAGAGTCAACCAACTGCTGGAACATGCCTTTGAGATTGTTGAGCACAGGTTCGCCCTTCATTTCCAACCTGCTGTCATTTATATGGAATCGGCACTTGAAGCCCTGAGATTGTGCGAACCTCACAGCAGCCACCGCTTGGACCAAATGGTTTTTGAGAGGGCGGACGGCACCAAAACAACCGATGTTGATCACACCGTCCTTGGGCCGAAACGGTTTCAGCTGATATTCCTGTGGATAGAAGTTTGGAAGATAGGGTATCTTCTCAATGGCCTGTTGTTGGTTGAGAGACTGGGCTATTTGCACATAAGATCTCAGTTCTTCCAACGCTCGTGGTGCATTGATGGCAACGGCCACGTTGGGAAATCGCGCATACTCTGCTATCCAATCCATTGCGATACCTTCGCTGGCAATGAAAGGCAGCTCGCTGTGCAGCCTCACTATCCATTTTACGGATGGGTGCAGCCTGCATAGGATGTCAAACTTCTCTGGTACCACCCACAGTGCTTCGATCACCACGTGTGTGGGTTTGAACTGCTTGACTTCCCTGTCGATCTGATTGTTGTCTACAGCAACCACCAAATGGCTTTCAAAACCAGCATCTTGCATCATTTGATTCACAAAGCTCACGCTGTTGTAGAGTCCTGTGCTCAATGTATTGTGATGGCCATGCTTGGTTGAATCAAAATCCAAACGTCTCTTGAGTATGAAAAGTATTCTCGATTTCATGATGGTCAATCCTAGATCAAATTCAGTTTTATACTACCAAGCCGCTACCGCTAGATGGCATTACCAGTCCGGTCATCATCTGTGTCCAGCTGTCTTTCATATCCTTGCTGGCCGGCAGCAGCGCCAAGATGTGGCTGCGTTGTAGTGTTATCTTGGCAGATGGGTCAGATCCCATCATCCAAAAAGGCAGCATGTTGATTCCAGGTCTACCCGAGCTGGGATCCATGCTGATGGCCAGCAACACTACCTTTTCTACCGTAACGGTATCAGTCGTGGTTTCGGTTATGCGCGCCACGACCTCGTCATTGTTCAGCAGCTTGATGCTGGCAACGTCATTTACGCCCGGTGCTTTTGGTAACAGCATTTTTATATCTCCATGTGATGCATGAATACTACGCTTATATGATTGAAATAATCAATATCATCTCCGTTTGACCTATATAAATATTTGCATGGCAGAATTCCCTGGACTCCCCTCATCACCAGCTCTCAATGTACCCGGAGTTGAAATCAATAAACTAGGAACCGCGATCAGCACAGATATCAGCAATGGTATCCTGAAGCTTCCAAAGATACCACAATCCTTGTTGGACATGGTGAACAAGATGAAGGATGGCACGGCGTTCAATGGCGCATTGCCCGATCCAAAAATATTTGACACGCTGGCAGACAAAGCCAAAGAGTTGGCCGCACCCTTGCAGGCCCAAGCACAGGCCATAAACGAGCACTTTGACAAATTGGCTCAGGGATTACCTAGCCAACTGCCGATCGCAAATCCAAATTCGGCCCTGGCAAGCCTGAACAGCATGGGCGGATTGTTGTCATCGGCATCAGCGCCTGGTGGCATGTTCGACACATTGAAAACAGGACTGACCACATTCACAACCAATCTCCCCAGCATGATGGGATTGGCCGCAGGCGCCGCCAGTGCCGCGACCCAGATGGGCAATAGCATGCTCCCTGAGCTTGAAAAAACATTTGCTCCTGTGCTAGACAGCCTCGGTGGCGGCGGCCTGCATCTTCCAATCGCAGATATGCAAGCTGCCTTTGGAGGCATGCAAAATGCTGTGGAAAAGGGCATAGGCGAGCTCACTGCTCAGCTGCCAGATCTCCAATCCAAGCTCCAGTCGGGCATAGATGGTTTGCAGGGACAGATATCAGATATGACCAGCAACATACAAAAGATGCTGCCTGATATCATAAATCTAGGACAGGTAGGGATAATGCACAGCCTGCAAATGATTCCAGAGGCTGCTGGTATGCTAGGCAAGCTGCTTAGCCCAGAGATGGCACAGAAACTGAAAACCAATGTTGCAGATAACAATGTTCAAACAGTGGCCTCGGACCTTCAAAACGTGAACACAGCCCTGACCAATTTCGTGGCAGCAGTGACAGCGGATCCCAAGATAGTCCTATCAGATGAACACAAAGCGTTGTTCGCTAACGTTCAGCTTGCTACCCAGAAGGCCGCAAATGATCTACAAACAGCACTGAAACCAGCGGCCACTGCATTGGTCAAGGATGCTGCCACTGCTTTTGACAAGGTTCTCGCTGAAGCCAAAACCCAGATACAACAGAGCAATTTGCCAGAAACTGCTAAGAAAAGCGTGCTTGATGCCCTTAGCACCAGTGGCACCGCAGCGCCAATCCTGATGACGATTGGTACCGGCGGTGGGAATGGCTAGCCGGCCGCAGAGCTCATGAACGCAGCCAGTTCTGTGTAGCCACCGATGTAATTGCCATCCAACCAGATCTGAGGTACGGTCTTGGCCGTTGGTACTCGCTCCAGTAGATCAGATTTGGTCACATAGCGTTGATTGGCGGCAGGAACTGCTTCATTGATGCCGGCACTGACAATGAATTCATCATATGCAATGCCCTGCTCGTTCATCAATGACTTTGCACGCTGGCAATATGAGCAATCTGATTTGGTGTAAATTTCAGCTTTCATGATTCTTCCTTGTGTTAGAGGCTTAGGCCTTTGAAGCTGGCTTCGTCGATATCCATCTTGGCGTCACCGATCTTATAATTTGAGATCTCCTGGCGACAGTAATCCGGAATTTGATTCTTCAAAATGCAGAACATGTTACAAGTTCTCCCATCCGTGAAAGGGGTTATGTCTATTAGGCTGTTTTCCCATGTGAGAATCGCGCTATGCAAGATAGCTATATGACCACCTCGATGTATATCTCTGAGAAAGTAATATCCAATAATACGAGTGCCACCATACCAATTGGTATACTCGATGGCATTATTGTGGCAGTCCCATTCCTTGCAAAATGGTTTTGGTATGATTGGAACCATTCCAATCCAGCAAGCGTCAAGAGATTTTGCAAAATCAATAAGGTCTTTGTCAAGATCGGGTATGATGAACATTTTCTGATCTAATCTTCCATCCAACTGCAGGACCGGATCTTGGCTGATATTCTGGATGATACAACATCTTACACATGGTTGCTAGGGCAAGTCCAAGTGATCTGCAAAATTCATCTAGATTACCAATTGTAATATGGTCCGCGCCAGTTGTGTCTGTCAAAATCCATCTATGGCTTTTCTTGTTGGCTGCACCTTTGTATTTTGAGTTTGCAGCACCGATCTTAGATTTCCTTTCATCTGGACATGGCCCTAAAATTCTTCCCTTGCCTTTGGCAGAAATTTTCTCTCTGGTTTCTTTGCTATGGATTTTGGGACCATATCCCCCCCTAGCTTTTTGTATCATTGATCGAATAGCACGCTGTTGGTCAGCCTTTTCTTTTGACCCATATATTTCTTCGTAAGATTTGCCTTTGTGATTCGGAGGTCTTGAATCTTCGCAAATGTTGGTAAGTATTCCGCCTTTGTCGTAGCCCTTGCGTCCATGTTTTTTGATCAGAGAACCTTCAAGCTCATATGCCGTTTCTTCATCATTTATATTTTCTGCAACATAAATTATCTTTGGCTCAAAGCCTGCTGCTCTTATCGCAGCGATTTTATTTTCTTTGTGCATGTTGCGGGTTTGTGGTATGGGCCACAAATGAGTGATAGCTCTACAACCCTTTCCTTTGCCTACATAAAAAGGCTGATCGTTTTTTCTTGGATCAGCCAAAATATAAACATAATAAGTCATCCCTGTCTCCTGCACGGCTATAAACCTATTTAGTGCAGGAGACAGAAATCATTGTTTATAAACTTAGGCCTTTGAAGCTGGCTTCGTCGATATCCATCTTGGCGTCACCGATCTTATAATTTGAGATTTGGACCTGCTGAGGGGCCACTTGGACTTCCTTGCCAGATATCCATTTGGTGGTCCACGGCAACGGATTGACCTTTGCTCTGTTGGAAACTGGCAAGCCAATGCTCATCATTCGAGTACCGGCGATGTAATCAACATAATCTCGCAGCAATCTTGCATTGAGCCCGATCATGCTGCCGTCCTTGAACAGATAGTCGGCCCATGCCTTTTCTTGC